AACTAGAGCGAATAGATTTCATTTAGAGAAGGCTAGAAAGGAAGTAGAGAAAATGAAACGCTTGAGAAAGAAAAATGCTGGAAGTAATTGATAATTTTTTAGATATTGAAGTATGTAAGACTTTAGAGAGTAAGATGTTAAGCAATACTTTTCCTTGGATGTATTTACCACAATCAATTCCAGGAGATAATTTATATGATTTTTTCTTTGTGCATACTTTTTTAGAATTTATAGATAATTTACATAAAAGAATGTTGGAAGAGAGTGGTGAAGAAGATAGAGATTATATGGTTTCTACTTGTTTTAATATAATAGAGCCTATAGTTAAAGGTATAGTAGAGCATTTTAATTTTGACAAAGAGGCGATATTGAGAGTAAAGGCGAATTTAGATACAGTACAAAATGAACATATGGTACATGCTACTCATACTGATTTACCGCTAAAGACATTAGGAGGGGAACCTTATTTAACTTTAGTGTATCATGTAAATAATAATAATGGTGCTACAGTAGTCAATGATGAAAAGATTGAACAGAAAGAAAATAGATTGATTGTATTTGATGGATCATTTGAACATTATGGAATAACACAAACAGATATAGCTGCTAGATTAGTAGTTAATTTTGATTTTAGGAGAGAAAGTTTATGACACCAAATTTTGAACAATTATCTGATATAGATTTAATTGGGTTGATTTCTTATTGTGAGAAATGGGATCCAAGCAAGGTATATAATATAGCTTTTTCACAAGTATTTCCAGAGGCTCAATTGAAAAATGCAAAGAAAGATTTTGACGATTGGTTTGAAAATGATCAAAAGTTACCTCCAATAGTTAGAAATGAATTAGTACGGGCTGCTGAAATTAATAAAGAAATGGGAAGAATGAATTATTTAAGTGCTGCAAGTTCAGGATTGAATTTGTTTAAGAATATGTATTTTTGGATCTTTATTATTATTGTTATTTGGTGGTGGTTCTAATGCAAGTGCTACAGGATTTTTTTGATGAAGATGTACATAAGAAATTAGAGAATCTTTTTCTAGATCCTATGTTTGATTGGCATTATACATCACCAACAGCAACATTATTTGATGATAATGGTTACGATACAGGTGAGCCTATGGATGATAATTTTATGTTTGCTCATACGTTTTATCATGCAATGGAAGATGGGGTTACGATAATATCTCCTTACATGCAAGAGTTTATAGAGCCTACTTTGTGGGCTATTAAGAATACTTTAGGCTTTTCTGAAGCAATAAAGATTAAAGCTGGAATGTATACCAATCAAGGAATAGTTAATAAAACAGGTGTACATACTGATTTTCCTGGATATAAAGAATCGGGAATATACAATACAATGGTATATCAAATTAATGAGAATAATGGTAGTACAGTAGTAGGAGATAAAGTTATTCCACAAAAAGTTAATCAAATGATTGTTTTTGATGGAATTAATAAACATTATGGAATTACTCAAACAGATTCTAAAGTTAGATTAGTACTGAATTATAATTTTAAAAACCCTTGACAAACCTTTAAAATTATGTTATACTGGTAACAGTATTGTATAAATACTATATGAGAAGTGCCTTCGGGATTTCTCAATTTAAACTCGCTTGATTTTTAAGGAGGATACTGAAATGGTAACTACACAAGCACTCGTAAATATATTCGATCATTTTGATCGGAATCTTTTAACCCCTTATGCTGTTGGTTTCGACCGTGTCTTTGACAGGTTGCATGACCACTATGCATTACATCAACGCAACACTGGATTCCCACCTTACAATATTCGTAAGGATGGCGATTACAATTTTGTTATTGAGTTGGCTCTTGCTGGATTGTCGCAAGATGATCTAGAAGTTGAAGTTGCTGATGGTACTTTAACTGTTCGTAGTGTTGAGAAGAAACAGGAAGATGATGGGGAACTTCTCCATCGAGGCATTTCCTATCGACAATTTAGCCGTAGTTGGACTTTGGCTGATGATGTTGTAGTGAATGATGCCAAGATGGAAAATGGAATGCTCACGGTTTATTTAGAGCGTGTTATTCCAGAGGAGAAAAAGCCTCGAATAATTAAGATTAAATAATTAATCTGTATGTCGTGGGGTGAACATATCGTCCAAGGGTCCACTAATTTAAGCCTATGAGAGAGGATATTTTAGTTCACCCCACGCATTTTCTATTGACTTTTAGAGTAGGATGTGAGATAATTATATTATGAAAGTTGTTAAGTTAGAGCCCAAATCTTATAAATTCAATGAAAACAAATCAATTGATGAATTGAGGGAATACATTGATGGTACTTATGATGGGCATTATGCCACAGACAAATACCAAGCAACAGATATTATTATAGATACTGGTTTTGGTGAAGGTTTTTGTATGGGTAATGTTATAAAGTATGCTAAACGATATGGTCGCAAAAATGGAAAGAATCGTGACGATATTATGAAAATTTTACATTATGGAATAATTATGTTACATATTAATGATACGGAGAGTGAGAATGAAGTTAAGCAATGAAACGGTAGATGTTCTGAAGAATTTTTCTACTATCAACCAGAATATTCTGGTTAAAGAAGGTACGAAACTTCGTACCATGTCAACCATGAAGAATATTTTAGGTGAGGCTGTAATATCTGATGCATTTCCAAAAGAGTTTGGAATTTATGATCTCAATGAATTTTTAGGTGTTTTGACATTAACAAATGATCCAGAATTGGAATTTAACCATGATAGTTTTTTGACTGTTAGAGGTGGGTATTCTAAAATTAAGTATTTCTTTTCAGATCCATCTATATTGGTAACACCGCCTGAAACTTTTAATGCGCCTGATACTGATGTAGAAGTTACAGTTACAAAATCAGCATTATCAAATGTTATGAAAGCATCTGCTGTGATGCAACTTCCAGATGTTGTAATTTCTGGAACAAATGCACATGATGTTAAAATGACGGTAACAGATTTAAAGAATACCACTTCACATGAATTTACAGAAGAACTTTCGCAAGGAGATTTTATAGTTGGAGGAGAATTCAAATTCAATTATAAGGTAGAAAATCTCAAGGTAATTCCTGGAGATTATGTTGTTAATGTTTCGACAACAGCATTAGTTTCTAGTTGGGAGAATAGTAATAAGAAAATACAATATTGGATTGCATTAGAACAACCCAGTGATTAGTATAGAATTACTCTACCATTTTTCTTGTAAAGAATGTAAGGGATGGTGGAGTATTGCAGTAGAAAATTTTATGGGGGCAGCTGACCGTGAATGGTTTTGCCCTTGGTGTGGTGAGAAGGGATTACATGATGAAGGAAACATTCCTGTGGGTAGAGAAGTATCGACCTAAGAAAATAACTGATTGTATTCTTCCAGAATCAATCAAAAATACATTTATAGAATTTGTTGGACAGAAGGAGATACCAAATCTCCTTTTGTCTGGTGGTTCAGGTGTGGGGAAAACTACAGTGGCGAGAGCCGTATGTGAGGAACTTCATGCAGATTATATTTTGATTAATGGTTCAGAAGAATCTGGTATAGACGTATTAAGAAATAAAATTAAAACATTTGCATCGACCGTATCGTTGCAAGGTGGATATAAAGTTGTCATTCTCGACGAGGCTGACTATTTGAATCCACAATCTACACAACCGGCATTGCGTGGGTTCATAGAAGAATTCCATCGTAACTGCCGGTTTATTTTTACTTGTAATTTTAAAAACAGAATCATTGAGCCATTACATTCTCGGTGTGCTGTTATAGAATTCAAGATAAATGGCAATAAGGCTATTCTCGCTTCCCAGTTTATGACTAGGGTAGAAGATATCCTTAAGGCTGAAGGTATAGGATTTCAAGAACCGGTAGTAGCAGAATTGATAATGAAACATTTTCCAGATTGGCGGAGAGTGTTAAATGAGTTGCAGAGATACAGTGTCAGTGGTACAATTGATTCTGGCATTCTCGTAAACATAGCTGAAGTCAACATGCAACAGTTGATGGCGCATTTGAAGAATAAAGAGTTCAGTAAGGTTCGTAAATGGGTAATCAATAATATTGATAATGATCCCGTGAAAATTTTTAGAAAGGTGTATGAAAAGTTGTATGATTATATGGAACCAGGAAGTATTCCAGCAGCTGTTTTAGTATTAGGAAAGTATCAGTATTATTCTGCGTTTGTAGCAGATCCAGAAGTTAATTTGTTGGCGTGTTTAACAGAGATAATGACACAATGCCAATTCAAGTAGACGATAAGATTATAGATGATGTATATAATTATTGGAAAGAAAAAGGTTTTCCATATTACCCCACTGATTATAATTGGCGAAAGTTCGAGTTTGCTAAATTGCTTCGGTATGATAGGTCTACATTATATAAGCCAAAAGAAAAAATAGTAGGGTCTACTTCCCACGGTCTTTCTTTAGCTTGGAGTTATATGCCACATGCTTGGAAAATTAAATGTGGGCTGATGAAAACTCCTGTGGAGATTTGGAATGATGAGAAACATTTTAAGATTGGTATTAGAAAACTTTTAGAAGGAACTTTTTGGGAAAAACAAGAATATCATAACATATCAGAAGCAACTATGAGATCGTTGCTTAGGCGTTATTCAGGCACACAAATGGTTTCTAATTTTAGACCAACAGCTGCCGCATTGATGTATGATAAATTTTTGGAGAAATCGTCTCCGTTGTTTGGAACAAAGGCTGGAACAACTTGGGATATGAGCTGTGGTTATGGTGGACGTTTACTTGGTGCAATAGCAGCTGATGTAAATTACATTGGTACTGATCCATGTACAGAAACATTTGAAGGCCTCCAACAAATTAAAGAAGATTGGGGAAGCCTAAATAGGACTATAGAACTACATAAGGTAGGTAGTGAAGATTTCTGGCCTCCTTATTGTGAAGTTGATTTATGTTTTACATCTCCGCCATATTTTGATTGGGAAAAATATTCAGAAGAAGATACACAGTCGTATAAAAAATATCCTACAACAAAAGAATGGATTGATGGTTTTTTATTGAACACAATAGATCGGTGTCATTATGGTTTAAAGCCCGGTGGCATTTTAGTTTTGAATGTTGCGAACACAAAACGAATTAAAAATTTTGAGGAAGAAACTTTGAAGTTAGCAAAAATGTTATACTTTAAACATATAGACACATGGTATTTACAATTATCATCACAAGAAGGGGCTGTAAAAGTAGAACCGATTTTTATATTTAAGAAGATGGTACAGATGTTTCCTCGTAAAAAATGATAGTAAAATTAACAGGTGAATTTGTGACCTTAACAGGCAAAAGAGAAGTTGAGATAAACGGGCCAACTAATATTAAACAGTTACTTAAAGCTTTAGATAAAGCTTATCCCAATGTAATTTTGGAAACCCGTGGTGGATGGGATAATTGTAATGTGGCTATTAATGGTACGATGTATGCTGATGCTTGGTTTCAACCAATAACTGAAGATGATGAGGTAGTTATTATGCCACCTATAGAGGGCGGATAATGAAAGACTGGCAGAAAGGAATAGAATTAGATAAACTTCTCGAGCATGAAAAGACTTGGGTACGTTATAACAAGCGTTGTTTGTCTCCATTTGGAGAGATGAAAAAACATAAAATCGCAGCTGCGATTGATGCAGGACATTATAATTTTGGTTACGAGCATGCTATTAAAACTAGGATTCTTAAAGCTAAAAGTAAAATTAAAATGTTTGCTTCAGCTGAAATTCCAATTGCAATTGCTCAGAAGGGAGATAGGTATGTAGATTGTATTGCATATAATCAACCAGATCCAGTTATAGAAAAATTGAGATTGTTTGATGAGGACACTTTCTTATTTATCCAAGAAGAAGATCCGGTAGAAAGAATGATTGCAAACTGGAGTCATTATAAAAAGATAGGTACAAAGTATTCTACATTTAGTGACATTATTGGAATATATTATAATGGAAATAGAAAGTTTAAACCTATACCAGAAACTGAAAACATTAATGCTAAAAAATCAAGTTTAAATTTTGATCATACAATTATAAATCAATTGGTAATAGAATTGATAGGTTTGGGATTACAATATACTGATCATAATAGCAATTACAATAAAAGTTTAACTCATTGTGTTAATAACAAAAATAAAGAAAAATCTTGGAAGGTATTATCACTATTAGGATATGAAGAAGATAGTGCTTATATAGATAAGATAGCTAAAGGTAGAGAAATTAGAACTATAGTTAAAACAGATTTGTTTGATAAAGTTCCTCTAGTGCAATATTTTTTAGATCAACTTCCAGGGAAATTTGATAGAGTTCGATTTATGAGTTTAGAACCTGGTGGTGGAGAATTGTTTAGACATACTGATCAAACAGATCCATCATGGGGCACAGTAAATGGAAAGATGATGAGGTTTCATATTCCGTTACAGACAAATGATAAGGTTGTTTTTAATTCTTGGAATAATGAAGGTAAACAAGATATCTTTAGTATGAAGAAGGGGGAGTGTTGGTTTTTAGATACAAGGAGACCGCACACAGCCGTGAATAATGGAGATGATATTAGAATTCATTTAGTAGTAGATGTTTTTGCTAACGACGAAATTCGACGCTTAGTAACATGATAGTATTCAAGGATAAAAAAGATATACAGTATGCACCTGAAACATTTTCACAAAATGTTCCATACAGGTTGATGGGGGCTTATGGTTCGTTGGATTTTGTAGATAGAAATATACGAGTTTTATCCGTACAGTTTAGTAAGGTAGGTAAAAAAACATATGATGCATTTCCAAATTTAGAATGGATTGTAGCTCGTTCACATGGGATAGATAATGTTAATTTAGAAGAATGTGAAAAGAGAGGTATTGGAATTGTTAATACTAATCCTTATGCAGAATCTACAGCTCGATGGATTCAACAATATTTGGCAGGTGTTGGTACTGTTGGATTTGTAGGTTATGGGGCTATAGCAAAAAATGTAAAAGTTCCTAACAAGTTAGTTTTTAATTCTAAAAATACTAAAGAAGATTTGTTGAAGTTGGCAGAAAATTCTAATACTTTAATTATTACAGTTCCACAAACAAAAGAAACAAAACACATTATAGGTGAAGATGTATTAAGTATATTTTCTGGTAAGATTGTTTCAGTAGGCCGTTGGGATATTATAGACAACAAGGCTTTGTTGAAAAATATAGAACGAATAACTCATGCATATATTGATACGTTAGGAGAAACAAAACAACAAGAATTATTAGATACAGGTAAAGTTACACATTCTAAACATACTGCATGGTCAACGGGATTTTCTTATGATGAAAAATATTTTGCAAATCTAGAAACTGTCATTTCAAATTGCCTAAATAATACAGTGGACAATCCTACACTATCAAGAAAAACGAGAAATACATTGTGGGATTAAATCACAGTACACCAATACAAACTTATCAAGTACAAGGAAGAGAAGTTCAGGTTAAACGTGATGATTTACATAATGGGACTTTAGATTTACCCCCATGGGCAAAGTTAGAAGGAGTTAGACGTATATTAGAGCGTTTAGAAAATGATAAGCCGATAGTGCATTTAACGGTTAGAGGTTCTTATACTGGTTGGGCATTAGCTTATTTTGGAAAAGAGTATGGACATGATATAAAAATAGCATACGGAAATTCTAAAAATTATCCCAAAGAATCATTGGAAAAGATAGAAGAATATGGTGCAGAATTAGTGCCTTTGAAGCCTAATATGATGAAGGTTCTTTATAATCGTATGAAAACTTTGGCAAAAGAAAAAGGATGGCAAGTAAGTCCGTATGCATTAGATCATCCAGACTATCTTAAATACTGGGAAGAAAAATTAACAGGATATGATTTTGATAATTTGGTAGTATTGGCTGGAAGCGGAGTAACATCTGTCGGAATGATTAGAGGGTTTTTAGATTTAGAAAATTACTTTATGAAACGAAAGATATATGCTATATCTACTTCAAGTGTTAATACTGTTATTAGAAAATTTAAAGAACATAAGGTATATTTTCCAACGAATATTACAGTAGAAGATACTCCGTATGAATTTTATGATGAAATGACACAAGTAGAAACTCCATTTCCTTGTAATCCTTATTGGGATAAAAAAGCATGGTGGTGGTTAGAACAGAACATCGACCGAATTGAAGGTTCGATTTTATTTTGGAATATAGGCGCATGAAGATTTGTTTTGCAAGTTTAAGAAAGAAGATAAACTATACTGATACTTTAGAATATGGTATGGATGTATTTTATGAAAGTTTTGCATATTTTGTAGAAAATAATCCGGAGCATGAATATAGTTATTACAATTTTAGTTTTGGGAAAAAGGGTGCAACTAGAGATAATGATGCTGTGAAAAATGCAGATGTTGTTATTTTAGCAGCAGTGCAAGAGTTTGTGTATTTTGTAAATGCAATGGACCCTAGAGATATTGAAAAATCACAAGAAAAGATACGAGAATTATATCTATATTTAAATGATAAGCATATTGTGTTATTAACACAGGACAGAGCTGTAGATGAAAATTTGATTTTGAAATATACGTTAGAGGATCAAGTTACACCTAAAGCATTTACGACAATAGATGAGATGGATTTTCCATATTGTTTACAAACGCTGAAGTATTATTTCATTAAGGATAAAGTTAGATTTGAGTCTGAAAGAAATATAGATTTTGTATATTGGGGATCTGATAAGAGTAAATTTTTAGATGGAAAAAAATCTGGAGATGAGCGATTAGGTGTAATTCGTAAGATTACTAAAAATCCAGATGTGAGTTCTCAAATTATAGGACGCTGGCCTAAAAGTATTCCGGTGGTAAAGAAGTGGGTGCCTTTACATGAAATTTTGGCATATCTTGATGGTTCATATTCTACAATATGTTTTAATTGGATTGATCAAACTGCATTGACTGGAAGATATCATGAAGCTATAGCGTGCGGTATTTTACCATTTGTTTGGAAAGATTATGATGTTAATAATATATTAGTATGGTCTGAATTTCAGAGAATATCTACTGTTGAAGAATATTATGAAAAGTTACACAAAGTAAGGGGGAATGCAGAGTTTGTAACAAAATTACGAAAAGATTTAGAACATAGAATTCCAGAAGAAGAATATTATTATTTGACTTTTGAAAGGCTATTAAATGAAGCTATGGAATAAATATAAGTATGTCTTTTCGTCCCCTCCCCAGATGTCTTACTATAAGACATTCAGTAATTGATGGCCTTGGATTGTTTGCTACTTCAAAAATTTTTAGTGGAACTATCTTAGGAGTTGGTTGGGTAAAAAATGAAGATTATAAAGATGGGTATGTAAGAACTCCTTTGGGGGGATTTATAAACCATAGTGACGAACCAAATACCATAAAATTAAAATTAGATAATGATTCATTGTGGTTGCAAACCAAACACGATATAGAACCCGGTGAAGAATTAACTGTAACATATACTTTATATAATGTACGAACTGAAGGATTATTTAAACTCCATTAACCATCAGAAAATTGATCTGATGGATACTGATGATGAGTTCTGGGAGAAGAAATACCCAGCATATATTGTGAATAAGGTATTGGCAGCCTTTCCCGATTGTATCTTGTATGCCAATGAAATGAATAAGATGCATCACCTCGATAAACGTCTGCAATTTCAATTTTTTCTAAATATTATTAGGAACCGTAAAAGATTTTCAAAATGGTTACGTTCCTCAAAGATTAAAAATCTTGAGTATGTTAAAGAATATTATGGATATAATAATGAAAAAGCCAGACAGGCTCTTGACATACTAGACAATGATGAAATTGAATATATAAAAAGAATAATAAATCGAGGTGGAAGAGATGGAAAAAATTGAATGGGATCCAGGTTTAATGCTAGAGATCCGATTAAGTGAAGCAGATGATTTTTTAAAAGTTCGTGAAACATTATCTCGCATAGGAGTAGCTTCTCGCAAAGAGAAAAAGTTGTACCAATCTTGCCATATTTTGCATAAACAAGGTAGATATTACATAGTGCATTTTAAGGAGTTGTTTGCTTTAGATGGTAAACCAACAAATTTATCACAAAATGATATTGAAAGACGAAATACGATTGCAGGGTTGTTAGAAGATTGGGAGTTAGTTGAAATTTTAGGCATATCAGAACCTAAAGCACCATTATCTCAAATTAAAATACTTCCGTATAAAGAAAAGGAAGAGTGGGTATTAGAAACCAAATATAACATTGGAAGAAAAGGAGAATATTAAAGTGGCATTGAAACTTTTACGATTGAAGTCAGGTGAAGATATTATAGCAGATGTTTTAGAAGATGATGGCAGTTCTGTTAAAATAAAAGAACCATGTGTCTTGATGCCTATGGGCGACGGCCGTGGAAATAAAATACAAATGGGAATGGTACCATGGATGCCATTTAGTGATGGTCAAGACTTTACATTATCACACGATTGGATAGTTTTAGTAACAATTCCAAATGAAGAAATTGTTAGTAATTATGATCGGGTGTATGGCACTGGTCTTATAAAACCAGAAACTAAAATTTTATACAGTTAAATGAAATTACATAATATAGCAGGAACAGGTTTCGACATGGTCCGTAAGGCCAGAGGAACTTTAGTTGAACAGAAAAAAGAATTACCTTCAGTAAAAATATCTAAAATAGAAGTTGTAATTTTGGGTATAGATGAAGGTGAGGGTACAGTTAATGATATTTTAACTGAAGTCTGTAAGGATCTTAAAATAAAATGTACGTCTATTAATGTACGAGAGGCTTGGATTTCTGATCAAGATATTGAAAAAGGAACATTGGTCGTTTCTAATTATGATGGAAAAGATTCTAAAATAACTATAAAAATATCCGAGTCTGTAGTGTTTGTACGTCGTGGTGCTATTATGGACATGACAGGACAAGCCTTAACTAGTTTATTTGAAACAGCTGGTTGTTTTATGGTAAATGATTTAGATTCTATGCTGTTATGTGATAATAAAATGGCAACAGCAATCCAGTTATCAAGTCATAATATAGATATTCCTAAAACTTCTATTGTTAATAATCGAAAGAGTATTGAAGATGCCCATCTACATATTGGTGGAAAATTTCCTGCTATTGTAAAAACTCTAACCGGTACTCAAGGTATTGGTGTTGCTAAAGTTAATGATATGGAATCTTTAGTATCTGTTTGTGAAGCTCTTTGGAAATATGATGCAGCAATTTTATTACAAGAATGGTTAGATATAGATTTTGATGTTAGAACTATGGTAGTAAATAATAGAATTATAGGTTCAGCAAAGAGAATAACTAGTAAGGAAGAATTTAGAAGTAATGTACATTTGGGAGCAACAACAAAGCCATATATTTTAAAAGATGGAGAGAAAGAAATTATCTTAGCAGCTGCCAGGGCAACAGGTGGTTATATGATAGGAGTAGATCATTGTATAGTTAAAGGAGAATATAAGATTTTAGAATGTAATGGTTCTCCAGGTATTCGATCACATTTTGAAGGTTACGATATGGTAGAGTGGCCTCAGAAAAATATTGGACCAAAAACTAATAAAGAAATTTTTACAATGATGATAGAATATTTACAATTTGAAATACATCGAAGAAGTAGATTTAAACGAGAATGTGGTTATATTGAATCTATAATGGTAGATGGAATTGATGATCTAATTCGTGCTAAAATGGATACAGGAAATGGAACAAATGCAACAATGTTTCATGTGGATAAAATAGATATTGATGGGGATGTAGTCCATTGGGAAAAGAATAAGGCTAAATTTAAATCAGAAATTATAGGCACAAGTAAACCAAAACATATTAGTAAAATGAATGAAAGACCTATTATAGAATTAGATATATCCTTTGCTAATAAGAGATATGAAAATGTACCTTTTGGCTTAACAGAAGAAGATAGTTTTAGTGAAATGTTAGTTAATAGAGATTTGCTTACAAGATTTAAAGTTGCAGTAAATCCTAATAAACGATTTATCCTTTCTGATTGGACAGGAAGAGATGAGAATGTAGTAGACAAAAAGAAGAATATATGATATAATGCTTACATGAGTGATTTCTATATTAATGTATTACAAAGAGCTGACAAGCTCCTTGTCCGTGAATTTAAAGATGGTAAGCGAATAAAATATAAGGTCAAATATGAACCTACGTTTTTTGTTCCCTCCCAAAGTAAAACAGGTTACTTAACTCTTACCGGACAATCAGTAACGCCACATAAGTTAGAATCAATTTATGAAGCAAAATCTTATCTAGAACGATATGAAGAACAGCCAGATTTGGTTTTTGGTATGGAGCGTTTTCCATATACTTGGATAGCAGAAAATTATGAAGGTCTTGTTGATTGGGATATGGATAAACTTTATGTCATCACATTAGATATTGAGGTTCGTTGTGATAATGGATTTCCTGATCCCGAACTTGCAAATGAAGAATTATTGTGTCTTACAGTAAAGAATCATTCTAACAAAGAAATTATAGTTTGGGGTATTGGAGATTATACGAATGATCGTAAAGACGTAAATTATATACACTGTGCAAATGAAAAAGAACTTATGGAGAAGTTCCTTGAGTTTTGGGATTATCTTGGGCCTGATGTAATAACAGGTTGGAATGTAAAGTTCTTTGATATTCCATATCTATGTAATCGTATTACAAAAATTTTAGGTGAAGAAGAAATACAAAGGCTTTCACCTTGGAATATTGTACATCCTAGAATGGCAAATTTAGGTGGACGTAAATTGCTCATGTATGATATTCTAGGGGTTTCTATGCTTGATTATTTAGACCTGTATAAAAAATATACATATACCAGTCAGGAATCATATACATTAAATCACATAGCATATGTAGAGTTGGGTGAATCGAAACATGAGAATCCTCACGAAACATTCCGTGACTGGTATACTAACGATTATCAATCATTTGTAGATTATAATATTCAAGATGTTGAATTGGTAGATCGACTTGAAGATAAAATGAAGTTGATTGAATTACAATTGACGATGGCGTATGAAGCAAAGATTAATCCTACAGATGTATTTTCTCAAGTTAGAATGTGGGATGTAATCATTTACAATTATTTACGAGATAAAAATATAGTTGTACCTATGAAGCAATCAAGTTCAAAATATGCTAAGTATGAGGGTGCGTATGTTAAAGATCCACAGGTAGGATTGCACAATTGGGTGATGTCGTTTGATTTGAACAGTTTGTATCCACATTTAATTATGCAGTATAATATTTCACCGGAAACATTGGCTAGAGAGAGTAATGGTGAAGTTAGTGTAGATAAAATGTTAAGTAAACAGGTAGATATTCCTAAAGATGGATATACAGTAACACCGAACGGAGCTAGATTTCGTACAGATCATAAAGGGTTTCTCCCACAATTGATGGAGAAGTTTTATAGTGATCGAGTAAAGTTTAAAAAATGGACACTTGAGGCGAAACAAAACTTTGAAGATACAAAAGATAAACGATATCTGAATGAGATTTCAAAGTATAACAACATTCAGATGGCAAGAAAGATTGCATTGAATAGTGCTTATGGTGCAATAGGTAATCAGTACTTTAGATATTATGATGAACGTATGGCAACAGCAATTACAACATCAGGCCAGTTGAGTATCAGATGGATAGAAAATAAAGTAAATGAGTATCTTAATAAACTTTTAGATTCTCAGGATAAAGATTACATTATAGCATCAGATACAGATTCGATATATGTTCGGTTTGATGAACTTATTTCTAAAGTTAATCCAAAAAATCCTGTTAAGTTTTTAGATACGATAGCTACAGAAAAAATAGAACCATATATTAATAAGTGTTATGTAGAGTTGGCAGAGTATGTAAATGCCTATGAACAAAAAATGGATATGGCTAGAGAAGTCATTGCTGATAAAGCAATTTGGACTGCCAAAAAAAGATACATCTTAAATGTCCATGATAGTGAAGGTGTGCGGTATGCAGAGCCACAGATTAAGGTGATGGGTATTGAGGCTGTAAAATCATCAACACCAGAACCTTGTCGTGATATGATTAGGTCTGCGTTGAAGGTAATTATAAATGAAGATGAAAAAACTTTGAATACATTTATTCAAGATTTTCGTAAGAAATTTATGGATATGAATCCAGAAAAGATTGCATATCCTAGATCATGTAATGGTTTGAAAAAGTGGGCAGATAGTTCTTCAATTTTTAAAAAAAGTTGCCCAATGCATATTAAGGGTGCATTAATATATAATTATTTACTAAAAGAACATAAGGTAACTCACAAGTATCCGTTCATACAAGAAGGAGATAAGATTAAGTTTTTAGAACTCCGTACACCAAATAAAATGCAAGCGAATGTAATTTCGTTTATGACCAGGTTACCAAAAGAATTTGACTTGCAAAAAGTAATAAACTATGATATAATGTTTGATAAGAGTTTTGTAGACCCTTTAACTTTTATTTTAGATACAATTAATTGGCGAGTAGATAGAAGTTATGGGACAGCAATTACATTAGAGAGTTTATTTGGATGAATCAAGAATTATATGATTATTTGAAAGAGCATGGGTTTTATTTGAATAAGGGAGAGTTTCGTTATTGTACTGAGAAGTATACTAAGGAAGTTTTCCGTTTGACAATTGCTCACTATGTTGCCGAAGAGCGACCGCAGTTTCCTTTTCGTGAGATACCGTATGATAAGATGATAG